ATCAGAATAACTATCTTCGTCCATATCCTCTACAGCGTTAGACTCCACTGAATCCATAGCCATTTCATTTTCAAAGAGATCATCTTCTTCCATTATTTTTCCTTAGTAACCGAAGGTTGGGTCGCTTGCCTGAAAACCTGAATTAGATGCAGGGTTGTAATCAAATAGGCTGCTTCTAGGTCTTGTCATAACTCCGTACCTTAAAGCATCATACAGGTGGTCTTCAGAATTTGTGTCTACATCTTCTGGGTTCTTCTTGTCCAGAGGTATAGCAGGTAGTTGAGAAATAATCTCCGAACAATTATTAAAAAATACTAGTCTAGGTTCTTCTGTAAACTCATCTACTTGTAGTCTCCTGTGTAACTCGTTCTTACCTGAGACACGAGAACCTCTAGATCTATCTGCAGGTCTCCATCTACACCCACGCATAATCATTTGTTCTGCTAGGGAAGGGCCAGTGTCACCACGCTTGTGCCATAAACTACTGTCGAGTACACCATAACGTATTTTCTCTTTTGATTCAACATCTAATATCATATCAGCTAAATCAGTAGCAATAACTTTAGACACATACATCTCCCTATAAACAATCAATTGCTCATTGGGAGCTACAGCAATCCACACAACTCCTGAATAAGAACCGTATCCATAGTCACACGCACGAAACTTAGCCCAGCTTTCAGGAATATCAAAGGGTTCAATTACGTGTATCCGCCTATTAAACTCTGGGAAGGCTGCACCTTCATTAATATCCCAGTCACCTTCCAGTAATTGCCTACGTTGATGCTCAGGTAACGACAAAAGGTTGGCTTCGTACATGCCATCTTCTGCTAAGTAAGGGTTATCAAACAAAGTAGCAGGGATAAACCTACGTTTAAAGAGTGGTTGACCTTCTCTAGTGTGACCCTTAGGCCAAGTAATAGTCTCACCTGTTTCTGGGTCAGTTGCCCAGAAAGCCTTATTAGGGACTTCTGGATCAATAAAAGTCTTCTTAACCCACTGGTGACCAGGCCCTCCTGGGTTACTTGTTGCCCTCATATTAAGGGGTAAACCAGAATCTTTAGTGGTACGTAGTCTTGAACGCATATAGTTCCAAGGGTATGGTGTAGGCCACTGTGTCATCTCGTCAAAGCCAATCCAATTAAAGGCTTGACCCTGATATCTCATTACATCATCGTCCCTATCTAGGTAGGACATCCACAAAGTAGCACCTGAGGGTGCAACCCATGTCTTATCTCGCTCCATAAACTTAATTCCAGGTATTGCCTTGGGGTAAAGTAGTTTAGATACGGATATAAGCTCTCTTAGTTCCTCTGTACTTCTACGTACTAGTAGCATTGTAGCATGAGGATTGTTTAACCAGCGTACAGGGTCTGCAATCATGGCGTATGACTTGCCACCTCCAGCAGATCCACCATATAGTACCTCTTGTTCGGTAGAAGCTAAGAAATCTGTCTGTGGACCTGGATTAGGTTCAAAGATAATCTCTCTAATTGCTTCTTCAACCTCAAACTCTGGCGGTTTGGCCTGTGCTGGCACTGTTTTCTTTTCTAACTCTTGCACCGATACGTTGGTTTTCAAGTTTTTCGGCTTTCTCAGCGGCTTCTTTGTACTTTTCTGCATAGAAGCGTTGGATTGAAGCTTCTTTTTTACGTTTTTGCTCAAGTTTAACCCTCTGCATTAGACCCACATGAGAGATGTAGCGGCCTGAGGTAGTACTTAGCCAATTAGAAACCTCACGGAGACTGTATTGCTTAAGATACTTCTTAGCTTGCTCAAATAACTCTAACTCTTCTGGGATTGGTAACAGTATATCAGAGTCTTCTGGGTCTTGTCTATAGCCAAATGGTATAACCCTGCCTACTCTTACTACTGAAAGCCATTCATACTCTCCATCTACCGCATCAGGTTGAGGAAGCTGCCAAGTCTTCTTAATCTTCATAGTATTCAACATCTTTAGGTGGCAATATAAACAAAGGGCTATCTGATTTGACTTCTACTTTGTCTGTCTTAACGAATCCAGCCCTGTCTAGTAGGTCTTTTGCTGCTGCCATCTTCTCTTTGTTACCTAAGTCAGTAGGATTCTGCATTACATCTAGCATAGAGAAAGCAGCTTGAGGCCCACGAGTAGCTATAAACTTCTTCGTAAGATCTGCAATCTCTTCTTGCAAGGTGTTCATGATAGTAGTAGAAGCAGTTCCAGCGGCGTACCCTGCTAGCTCTGTAGCTCGTGCAGGGATACCCCGTGCTTCCTCAAACAGGACAGCTAGGAACTTTTCTTGTTTACTAGTTAACTTTCGGCCCATATATTTTTTGCCTTATTTCTGTACGAGTAATATTTATGTCTCGTAGATCATGGTCAGACATATTAGTTAGTATCCAGTAGTCTGCTCTACGTTGTTGACGTTGTATATGTGAGTTCCAGCAACGAGATGCAAAAGCTTTAAAACCTTTAGTCATAATACTATCCTTAATTGATTAACCCTTATTGGGTAAGGATAGTTTTACATATATAGTTATAACATACTATAGATAATAATGCAACCCCGCTATGCTTATATAGCAGGGTCACATAATTTATTATCTCTTTTTAGCTTTTGGATATTTACCTTTTACTTTAAATTTTTTCTTATGTTTTTCAATAGACTCTTCTTTATATCGAGTAGTATATTGTTTACCATTAAACTCAAAGGTAGGCGCATTAAGTCCACGTTCGAGATTAAACTTTTCACCAAAGGTCATCTTTTTCTTAGGTTGATCTGACTCTTTAGGCCGCACTTTAATTGGTCCTGGTTTTGCTTTTACTGTAGGAATCTTTTTCTTTTTCTCTAGAGCATCTAAGGCCTCGACCCCCGCTTTGTAAAACCTTTCTTCTTTCGCTAAATCTGCCAACTTACGATTTTTGTAACCTTTACTATATGCATCTCTTTCAGCTGCACCAACACCAAATTTCTTTTTCTTAGGTGTAGTAGTAGACTTAGGTTTTACTTTAGCTTTCTGATCAGAGTTATTAAATGGAACTACATTTAATTCGTCTTGACTAAGATTATCAACTTTAGCTGCACCACCCAGCTTTGGGTTGTTTAATCTATCACGGAACTTTTTGCTTATAGGGTTTTTGAATCCTTTAGTTGGACCTTTGGGACCAGTTCTAGGTACATTAGTAGTCTTATCTCCTTTCTTGTCAAACCTGCCTGAATTTGAAGAACGATTAGGTTTCTTCATAGCATCCGCTTGTCTTTTTAACTTAGCAGCTTCTGCTGCTTTTTCTTTAGCAGTCTTGCCAGCAAAAGGACTTTTTGGTTTAGGCTTAGGCTTAGGC